CATCTGTTTTAGGTAAGAATTTAAAAATTCCATCATCCACCATAAATTTGATTAGATTCTTATAACTCCTACCCTCTGTATCTAATTTCTCAGAATAAACAAATCCAACTTGTTCAATTGCCTCATCATTTAATAATGGGTTAGACAAATCAACAATCTTTTCATTCACCTGATAATACTCTTGTTCAAATATACCTGATTTTGTCTTGCCAGTCAAAATATTCTTTAAAGTTGTGTTATCTTTTTGTTCTTTTAAAAGAATTTCAGCTTTATCCAATAATTCTTGATAGGTAACTTTCTTCTCTAAGAGTTCAGGGAAGAATTTAACAATGGTCTTTTCTCCAAGAGATTGGATACCCTCTATGTTATCGGATTTATCTCCCATCATAATTTTTAAAGTTAGGACATTTTCGTGGGGAAATTCAAAATCACCGAATTTGATTTTGTCTCCGTTTTTAAATGTGGCCCTTAATGATGGGGAGTATAATGAAACTTTTTCAGATATGAGTTGGGTCAAATCTCGGTCGCTTGAAAATATTAGTTTTTGTTCATTTTCAGATATCCGACAATATTCAGCCATGAGGTCATCCGCTTCGATTCCTTGGACTTCAAGTTGTCTTACGTACATTTCCTCCAAGTATTGTTTTACTCTGTTTTTTTGATACAAATATGAAATATAAATTGGGTCCTCAAACGTAAGTCTTCGGTTCATTTTATATTTTGGATAAATAACTTCTCTAAGAGACCTTGAGTCTTCTCCATCCCAAAAAACAATAACTTTATCAAAGTTTTGTTCGTCGATAAATTTTCTAAGGGTATTAATAAAGTGAAAAAGACCCCCAATATGGTTTCCATTGTGGAAATAATCTTTCACACCGTGGAAACCTATTTTGAATAGGTTGTTACCATCAACAAGGAGAGTCTTTTTCACAGATACAAAGATAATAAATTAGTCTTCGCTTTCAATAACTTCTTCAACTTCATCAAGAATTATTTCACCAGTTCCTGAAAGTATTGCGTTCCAGTACTGAGAATAATCCTTCTTATAATTTTCAAGTGCGTCTTTATCATCGGCAATATATCCTTGTGGAGTTGCGATGATTTTTCCGTCTTTGTATCCAAGACCATTAATGTGGTTCTTCAACACAGAGATTTTAGTACGGATAGCGTAAGATACAGTTCGTCCATTTTTGGTTGCAGTAATGTGATTAATACCCGCATTTTTCTGATTACCAAATAGGAACACAAGTGCCGATGCAAGCCACAGAGCTTCTCCACCCTTTGCCTTAATTGTTGGTTGTCCAAATGGATTATCAGGAAGTTCTACCCAAGGTTGATTAACAACTACAAGAGTATTGTAATATGGATAATCTTCTTTCTTTGACTTTGTAATACGAGCGTGAATACCCATACCAATTTTGTCAGCAAGTACCGAAGCATTATGTTGCTTACCACCCTTACCATCAAAAGTCATCTTACAAGGGATTGAACCTACCGAATCCCAAAGGAAACAAAGTGAGTGAGGAATATTTCCTTTTTCTTGTTCATCAAGAAGTGTATTAATATATTCAGTTACTTGTTCGATGTAGTCAAATGAGTCGTTGAAGATGAAATATCCGTCCCATTCTCCGTCAACCATTTTGGCCTCAAGTCCAAGTTCAACCGCATGTTCCCAAGACCACTTCTTTTCAGTGATTATAAAAACAGGTAGAACTCCTTTCTTTTGAGCATCTACCGCTGTTTTAACCAAGGCAGTTGTTTTTGAAGAGTTCGAGTGACCGAGGAACATGTTAATGTTACCCATAGCAGGACCGGGAATACCGCAGCTATTATGAAAAGCTTCACCGACTTCAAAGAACTGAGTATCTTTGTACTTAGTTTTGGTTGAGTACTTGTCCTTAATTGCATCTAACGAAAATTCTTTTTTCTTTAATGCCATAATTAGTTGTATTTTACAATTTGTTGTAACGCTTCGCTTTTATCTTTTGCGTTTGCATATTTTTCAACCATTTTATCCATTTCTTCCAAGTGTTGTGGGTGTTCACCAATTCCAACAGGATTATTAAAATAGACCAAAAGTGTTGCTTCTGCCTCACTCATTTCGGAAGCATATTTGCTCATAAGAGCATCATAAAGTTTTTTTGAGATTTTTTCTTGAATTGTCATTTTTAAAGGTATTAAAAACCACCCCATATTTCAGGGGTAGTTTGATTAATATTTTTTTTAATTAGAAGGGTAGGTCGCCATCAGGTTCGTCACCGGCTTGTGGGTCAGAAATAGTTCCACCCATAGTCATTTCGCCAGACTCGTCACCGTAAACATATTTACCAAGTTCAGAAGACCAACGTGGAGTTTCACCTCGAGCAATTGCTTCCAAGTACTCAACAGGTTTCTTAGAATAAACATCTTTCCAAGTCAGTTCATCTTTAACCCAAGAGTCCATTGTCTCTTTATCTTCGTTAAGAGGAGCCGGGTCATCATACATTACAGTTTGAATAACTGTATATTCTACGCCTTTTGGGGTCTTTGCTTTGGTGAGTTCGAGAATAAGGTCACGACCTTTCTCAGGGTCAGTAATATCTCCTTTTGCTCTCCAAATAGGAATGATTTTGTCAAGGATTCCTTCGTTCTTGTAGTTATGCTTAAAACGCCAGAACTTTACTCCGTCCTCAGGTGCGTCTTTGTCAATAACTTTAACGATGTAGAATTTACGAGCTTTGTACTGTTTTGCAAGTTCCTTATCAGAAGCCTTGCCAGTCATCATAAGTTCGTCATGAATTTCGTTCAAAGGTGAACGCTCATTGTCATTTTTACCTGGGTCATAGATTTTATTCCATTTACCAGCAACTTGAACTTCGTGAAACCATACTTCCTTGAATGGTGATGAGCCATCTGTAGTTGGAAGAACTCGGAGTCTTTTTTGTCCTGTTGATTTTCCTTGTGGTAGAATTGCCGCGAAGTACTTCTTCATTCGGTCTTCTTGGGAGATTTTACTACCACCTGTGTTTGATTTCGCTTTTTCATACTGAGCGAGAACAGCATCTAAAGAATTTGTCGCCATAATATATAATTTAATAGTTAATGAACAATAATAAAAGTGTCAGCCGTAAAAGTCAAATAAGGATTACCAATTAATACTTAATCGGTTTGAATTCGTCTTCTTCTCCGTAGTTACTGAAGGTTCCTTTGATTTCATCAACTGAATAATCTTCAACTTCGTCGGTTGTTAAAACATACTCATTTTTTCCCGCCTTTTCAATATCTTGTTGTTTGTCTGTAAAAAAATCGGTCAATTTTTGATTATATGGACCTGAATCTAAACTTCTCAATTCTAATTTTTCTTGATTTGTTTTAGGTCGATACTTTTCAATTTTAGCCTCTAAATCATTTAGTTTACTCATAACATTATCCATGTCAGACAATTTTTGTTCAAGATTTGAGAGTTGTGAAAATAAATTATTAAAATATTCTTCTTGTTTTTTTTCTATGTTTTGTTGTGATTTAACTAAGTCAGTAACTTCTAGTTCTTCTGTTCCAGTTTCATCTTCCCCTTCTTCACCAACTTTTTCAACTTCTGGGTCGGTTGCCACATCCACGGGTTGTGCACCGGCTTCAGCTTCAACAGCCGGAGGAGTTTCAGCCGCAGGGGCAGCAGCCGCTGGGTCAGGTAAAGCCTCTTCTCCACCAGGTGGTGGAGGTGGTGTATCAAGACCAGCGTCTTGTTCAAAGATATAGTGATTTATCTCTTTGTATTTTTTTAACTCCTCCAATATTGCTTTAGATATTTCCATTTTTTAACCGTTTAAAAGTTGTTTAATTCCTGTTTTAGTTTCAACATTAATTTTTTTATTTGACATATAAGTATTGTCAACTCTTTCAATTAGACCGTCTTTCATTCTAACTGTGTAACAATCACCGGTATCTAAATCACAAACTTCTTTAAATCCGTTTCCGGCATCTTTTTCAGTGATTCTAGTTTTTCTTCCGAGGTAATTATCTAATAATTGTTTAACGTCCATAGTGATTTTTTTATATAAATATCTAAGTTAATTCAAATTTACGTAAAATTGGATTTGATTTTTCTGTATCCATCCCGAACTTTATTTTCAAGTGTTTGAAACTGTTGGGGATTGTCGGTTTTAAACGACTCATATAAGTTATTAGTCGTATCCGTTTTATCTGTTGGGAATTTCTCAATCCATGTCCTTGTAAATCCACTAACGAATAAATCTTCGTTTTCGATATTTTGAACAACACTATCAAATACTGTTTTATATTTAGCCCATGTAAATCTAATGTTGTTGTCAAGTGATGTGAACACCGCATAAGCATAACTCTTGTTTTCAGAGTTATTTAAACATATATAACTTTTATCAAAAAGTGTTGGTAAATTTCCTCCCCAAGCAGGAGTTCCCTCCCCTATTGGTATTCCTGAAACGTTATTATTATAATACTTAAATCCATTGGTATCAAAAGATTTGACATAGAAGAGAGTCGAAACTATATAGTTCATTGAGTCTCCAGAATTTGAACCAAAATTAAATTCTCTTATCTTATCTCTAACTGTATCTATCATTTGTTTAAACGGTGTTGAAGTTTCTTGAACTGTCGTTGCCGAATAAGTTCCGTACGAAGATGATGTTTTACAGGTTTGGTTAGGAGACGGAGTCATTTTTGATTGTATATCCGAAGAAATAGAATTTTTTGTATTAATTGTATTAGCACTAATTGTTTTTTCAGTTTGTTTCTTATTAACAAGTTGGTTAACTAATTTATCAACATAATTATTTTTAATAGTTTCAAGTAGTGAATTTTTAATCGGGGGAGTGTATAATTTTTGTCTTGTCCCCACCATCTTTGTAGTAAAACTACCATTTGTAATTGTGTGTTCAACATCAGTAATTAAGTAAGGTCCAGCAAATAATGGAACGTTTTTCAATACAAAATACATAGTCGGTTGTATCATGGCGTTACCAAAAGCATTAACAGTTGCTGAATAACTTCTACTTTTATATATGTTATATAAACTAACATTCTGAGTGGTAGTTTTAGTACCTCTTGTCATATTTGCTAAATCATACTCCGCCTGTAAAGATTCTGATGTTGCCTTACCCATGTCTTGAGCAACTTGTATGTTTTGGAAAACCCCTTGGTTCTGTAATCCAAAATCAACCGCAAATGCAACTGCTCTATTTGACAATGAATAATCATCTTGCTCTTTCTTCTTATCCATATTTTCCAAAGTTGGGTTACTATTTGCTTTATCAAATTCCCAACTATCGTCATTATAAGCATTCTTAGTACTACTATTTTTTGTATGTTCTGAAGGTGTTTCAGCATATTGACAAACCATTTTTGTCTTTGACTCTTGGTAGTCAACTTGGGTAAAGGTTCCAAATAACTTAGAAGCAAAAGTTAAATCTGGTTCTGTCTTTAGTGTTTCTCCGGCATTTTGAGCATTATAATAATTAATGTATGACGGCATGTTATAAATTACAAAGTGATTCTTTTCAATTATAGAAGTTACCACAGTATAGACATTTGCCTTTTTATTACCTTTCAAATATTTTACAGCATCAAAAATATCAACAATAACGATGTCCCCAATATTTCTATTTGCTCTATCTAAAAACAAAATATCCTCAAATAATGTTTCATTATTATAATTGTTACCAGCAACCCATTTGTCATTTATTGTTTTAAATAAATTGTAATATTCTAATCTTGTAACCGAACCTTCTGTCGCGCTCTTATCTTCAGTTTGTGTATTTTGTGGAGTTGGTAAAGACCTTTGTAATTTTTTAATAACTCCTTCTAAAATATAATCCCTAAAAACATTTAAACTTTCAAGGTAATCCTCCATTTGGGTAAAGAAGTTAAAAGGTGCTCCTTGTACTAATAATTTTCTTGAGGCATACAATTTTATCTCATCAGCAAATCTTATAATATTATCATTATTGAAAGCAACGTCATTGTCAATGAAAAAGTCTGTTAT